AGTGCAGATACTTTACTTCAATTACAAAACCTATGCTAACGAGGTTTATAAAATTAAAGAAAGTTCCACTGGCCTCGAAAGAGCAATTGAAAGAGACGATACGTTTGATCCGCCTGCTGATGCAGAAGGATTCAGCAAGGCTTCTCGATCTTTGGAGGTGCTTTATGAAGGTGTATTAGTATTAGGTACAGATATACTTCTAAAGTGGGAATTGGCTAAAAACATGATGCGTCCTAAGAGTGACCATACTAAAGTTAAAATGAATTATAGTATTGTAGCTCCTAGAATGTACAAAGGGCGTATCGAGTCGCTTGTAAGCCGTTGTACCGGCTTTGCTGATATGATACAGCTTACGCATTTGAAACTGCAACAGGTGATGTCTAAGATGATGCCTGATGGAGTATATATGGATGCGGACGGTCTTGCTGAAATTGATTTAGGTAACGGCACAAACTATAACCCGCAAGAAGCGCTTAATATGTTCTTCCAGACGGGTTCTGTTATTGGGCGCTCGTTTACTCAAGAGGGTGACATGAACCCAGGTAAAGTGCCTATTCAACCGTTGCAGACGACTGGAGGCGGTCAGAAAATGCAGACGCTTATTCAGACTTATAACTATTATTTGCAAATGATTCGCGATGTAACGGGTCTAAGTGAAGCACGTGATGGTTCTACGCCTGATGCAAGAGCGCTTGTTGGCGTTCAGAAACTTGCAGCTGCAAATTCGAATACAGCAACTCGCCATATACTCGATGCAGGTTTATTCTTGACAGCTGAAACCGCAGAGTGTTTATCACTGCGTGTATCAGACGTTTTAGAATACAGCCCTTCAAAAGATGCATTGATACAAAAGATCGGTGGTTACAATGTAGCTACACTTGAAGAACTGTCTGAGTTACATCTTTATGATTTTGGTATTGTATTGCAATTAGCGCCTGACGATGAAGAAAAAGGAATGTTGGAAAACAATATTCAAACTGCATTGTCAGCCGGGTTAATTGACCTTGAAGACGCTATTGATATTCGCGAAGTTAAAAACCTTAAACTAGCGAATCAATTATTGAAGGTTCGCCGCAAAAAGAAATTAGAACGCGACCAGGCGATACAACAGCAAAATATCCAGGCGCAAGCACAAGCTCAAGCGGAAGCACAGCAAATGGCAGCGCAAACCGAAATGCAGAAAGAGCAGGCAGTTACGCAAAGCAAAGCGCAGCTTGAACAATTGAAAGCTCAAATGGAAATGCAGAAAATGCAACAAGAAGTTGCAGCCAAGAAAGAACTTATGGCACTGGAATTCCAATACAATATGCAGCTTAAAGGCATTGAGGTTGATGGCCAAAAAGCTAAGGAAGCAGCAAAGGAAGATCGCAAAGACGAAAGAACAAAAATGCAAGCGTCACAACAAAGCGAACTTATTGAGCAAAGACAAAAGCAAACTCCACCTAAAAACTTTGAGTCGTCAGGCAATGACATCATGGGCGGTGGATTCGGTTTAGGTACGTTTGAACCTAAGTAATAATAAGAATAACAATTATATAGTATTTTATCATGGCTGAAGAAATTCAAGAAGAAATTCAACAAGAAGAGAACGCTCCGACGCATGCTTCTTTTGAAGATGGTACAATTAAAGTAGATTTAAGAACTGATGCCGTTCAAGAGCGAGAAACAGAGACGGTGGATGTGGGCGAACAACCCGCAGCTAGCGAAGGAATGGACGAAGAAGTACGGGAGCAGCCCGAGCAAATTGTCGAGCAGCCCGTTCAAGATGAACAGCCCATTCTACAAGAAGTAACAGACGAAGAAATTGAATCAGCAGCTGAACAGCTTGACGAACAAGTCGCTGAAGCAGTTGCGGAATCGCAAGAGTCAGGTATTGAGCTGCCGGAAAATATTCAAAAAGTCGTTGATTTTATGAACGAAACCGGCGGAACACTTGAGGATTACGTTCGTTTAAATACAGATTATAGTACTCTTAATGAAGACCAACTTCTACGAGAATATTACCAAACCACAAACCCGCATTTAGACGCGGAAGATATTGACTTCATGCTTGAAGACAAATTTTCTTACGATGAAGACCTTGATGATGAAAGAGAAGTGCGCCGCAAAAAAGTAGAGCGTAAACAGGCATTGGCAAATGCTAAAAATCATCTAGACGGTCTTAAGTCTAAATATTACGAAGAGATCAAGATGGGGTCTAAACTCACCCCTGATCAACAAAAAGCGGTTGAATTTTTTAACCGTTATAATAAAGAAAACGAAGAAGCAGCTAAAATTGCTGAACGACAAGCTAGCAGATTTAAGTCTGAAAGCGAGAAAGTTTTCGGTGAAGGTTTCGAGGGATTCGATTACCAAGTAGGCGAAAAGAAATACCGCTTTAAGGTTAATAATGCAGCTGAGGTTAAACAAACCCAAGGTGACATTAATAATTTTATCAAGAAGTTCTTGAATGAAAATAATGAAATGTCGGACGCCAGGGGTTATCATAAATCTCTGTTTACAGCAATGAATGCCGACAAAGTTGCGCAACATTTTTATGAGCAAGGCCGAGCCGACGCAATTAAAGATAGTACCGCCAAATCTAAGAATGTAGACATGGACCCGAGAGGGGTACATACAAAAGCTGCAGCTCAGAATGGTTGGACAGTTCGTATACTTGATGAAGGCACTAGTTCTTCTAAGTTGAGAGTTAGAATGAAAAAATAATAATCCATTTAAAACTAATTAAAAATGGCTGGATCTTTCGCTTCAAGTGGTGCTTTTGCAACACACTTGACTCCTGCTCCTACTAAATCATTGTGGGGCGGAAACTATTTAAACTTTGCTGACCCAAGTTTCCAACAGTGGTCTCAGCAATTCTTACCTGAAGTATACGAAAAAGAAATCGAGCGTTACGGTAACCGTACTGTTTCTGGTTTCTTGCGTATGGTTGGTGCTGAAATGCCAATGGCTTCTGACCAAATCATTTGGTCTGAACAAGGCCGTTTGCACATTGCTTACGACGACGTTCAAGTTGCTTCTACAAGCACACTTACTTTCAACGCGGATCACGTTATCCACGAAGGTATGACTCTTGTTCTTGCTGACGCAGCTGGTGTAGTTGAAAAAGCTTATGTAACTAACGTTACTGGTCAAACAGCAACAGTTCAGGTATACAACAACGCTAACGCATTGATGACTGTTACTAGTACAGTAAGCGACCCGCTTAAAGTATTTGTATACGGTTCTGAGTACGGTAAAGGCTCTGCAAACGCAGGTGTATCTAAAGATGCTGACTTCACTACGTTTACTAACAAGCCAATCATCTTGCGCGACAAATACAGCGTAACTGGTTCTGACACTGCTCAGATTGGTTGGGTTGAAGTAACTTCTGAAGCTGGTACTTCTGGATACTTGTGGTACTTGAAAGGTGAGCACGAATCTCGTCTACGTTTCGAAGACTACTTGGAAATGTCAATGATCGAGGCTGAAAAAGCTGCTGGTACAATGGACGTTTCAGGTTCTGAAGGTTTGTTTGCTGCCATTGAAGACCGCGGATTGGTTTACAACGACCAAGACTTTAACGGAACTACTGTAGGTGGTGGTCTTGCAGAATTTGATGTTATCTTGGCTGAACTTGACAAACAGGGAGCTATCGAAGAGAACATGATGTTCTTGGATCGCGGCACTTCTTTGGCTATCGACAACATGCTAGCTGCTCAAAACGCTTACGGTGTTGGTGGTACTTCTTACGGGGTATTTAACAACTCTGAAGATATGGCGTTGAACCTAGGATTCTCTGGTTTCCGTCGTGGTTCTTACGATTTCTACAAAACAGACTGGAAATACTTGAATGATGCAACTACTCGCGGGTTGGTTAACAACGTTGAGGGTGTTATTGTTCCTGCAGGTACTTCTACTGTTTACGATCAAACACTAGGTAAAAACATCGCACGTCCATTCTTGCACGTACGTTACCGCGCTTCTGAAGCTGATGATCGTCGTATGAAGTCTTGGGTTACTGGTTCTGTTGGTGGCAACTACACTAGTGACGAAGATGCAATGAATGTTCACTTCTTGTCTGAGCGTTTGCTTTGTGTACAAGGAGCTAACAACTTCGTATTGTTGAAAAAATCCTAAGAGATTTTATAATATTACCCTCGTCCTTGTGACGGGGGTAATTATTACCTTTATTTAATTTTATTATATCATGGCAGAAGCTAAAACAAAAAAGGCAGCAGCGCCTAAAGCTGCACCTAAGGCT